ACTGGACTGCAATATAGTGGTACGAGCAAGAGTTGTCCCGGATAAGGTAAAAGTCCCAATGCCTGTCTCAAAATCAGTGCCATCAGTGCAGGTGTAATAGGTTGTGTTACCATCACCCACCTGACTAAAAGGCTCAAAACCAGTCAAAGCACCAGCTAATGTATATGTGCCAGTGCCTGTGGTTGTGGTTGTCTCTTTGACACGATCTTTAAGTACAAGGGTCATTACTTCAACTCGATTGACAAGTTCCCTGCGTTAATACGGAATATATCGCCAACTGCTATTGTCTTACTTGCGTCCAATGTACCAACAAACAGAATGTTTGAGCCATCAAAGGTTAGTAGCACATTGTCCGAGATTGACACGGCAGTATCCAGAGCAATACTGGTCTGGCTATTTACTGTGGCTACTCGCACGACCCCGCTGATGCCAGTTCCTGTAACTACATCGCCTACAACAATTGTTCCGTTGTTTGCATCAACCGTCACATTGACTGATGAGCTAACTGCGCCGTTGACAGTTGCCGTAGCAATGTTCTTGTCCGCGATAAAGGCTGTAGTAACCGTGTAAGTAGAGGCTGTTCCAGCGGCGGCGGCGTACTCAACATTGTTGTCGTTGATCACTCGTTGAGTATCACAAACAACAACGTCTGCTGCGCTGTGCGCGGCGGCAGTTGTGCTGGATGTTCCTCGTGTACCACCTGTAAGAGTGTTTGTGCCGTCAAAGTTTAGCGCCACATTATCACTAATGGAAACTGCTGAACTCAAAACAATGTTGTTTTGGTTTGTAACAGTAGCCACTCTGACTGTGCCAGATATGCCTGTACCAGTGACAACCATACCAACAGTAATAGTGCCGCTGTTTCCATCGACCGCTACGTTGGCTGATGAACTAACCGCTCCGTTTGTGTTTGCGGTAGCTGTGCCATCTTTACCAGTGTAGGTGATGATTTCATCGTTAATAACAACAGCGCCAGAGGACGGGAACGCTTCTGCGTCTGTCAGTATGACTTCTGTTGCACTGTTTGTCAGAGCAACCGCTACGGTTGTTGTTGACTGTTTCCAGTTTGCTGCGGTGACTTGCTGCCTTGTATAGTTGGCATCGTCTGTGTCTACCTGTACTTCTGTAACATTTCCAGCCTCCGCGTTTGTCACGGCAGTTGCTAGGCCAACATAAATATCGTTATTTGGCGTAGCAAAAGAGAGCGAGTTGTTCTTAAATATGAAGTCAAGAACCCTTCTCTCTAGGTAATTGGTTGCTGCGTTTGATGTTGCCATCGTTCTTACTCCTGTTTAAGTGCGTGGCCTATCAGGTAGACCTCTCCTGTAGGCATCACTATTCTCTCTAGCTTCAGCCAAATCCTTCAAGCGTTGTATTTCCTGTATGAACCTTTGCTCATATAACTGCATCATATCTGCTTCGCCTTTCATATAAGTATACGCTTCTACAAGCGAACCGTAAAGAAGGGCATTAGGAGCATTGGTACTGAGCCAGCTAGTGCCTGTGCCTGCACCAGCCGTTATACTTGTCGGCTTGTAATAATAATGAAGCTCGACATCGTATGCTATATTAGGCGTTGGGCTTAAAATAAAATTGTCTACGTCAAAAATGCCGTAATACTTTGGTACGGCTGTGGCACTTAATGTGTTGTAATATTCTTGCAAAAAGTTAACGTCTTTTAATTCTAAAAAATTCTTGTAATTAGCTGTAGTTATCTGCAAGGAAAACGGCGCTAAATAATCGTTAGGCACGTTTAAATACGGGTCATTAATTGTAAGCTGAGATGTAGCATTTTTACGGAATAGCTCAAGATCGACAACTGTTAAAATACGGTCTTCTGCGCTTCTAATAAACACAGGCAAACTGTTTACAAAAGAAGTCTCTTCATTCTCTGTAAAGTTTTTAATTGCGTCTTGTAGCTCTGTGTATGTAAATGACATGTCACTTGCTCACTATACTATTGTTATATTCCCAACCATACTACTATGATTAGTGCATTGATATACCAAAGATGTATCGCTTGGCTCATGTGGAACGATAAACTGGGTTAATCCAGTGGTAGAATTGTAGTTATCTGTTACCCCCGCTGTAAAAGCAGACCCACCATTAGATGTTCTGATTTGCAAAGGATGACTTGATACATTAGCTGTATTATCAATCAGATATGTGTGACCCTTGTAGAAGGTAAAGTTTGGATTATTGCCTGAAGTTGCCCCGGGACCAGTAAATGTGTACGCAGAAGAACCGTTCACACCAGCGGTGTATTTGGTTACAGGGCCACTTGCTTCATCATTTAAACGCACCCAAGCTCCGCCGTGAGCAAAGTACATTCCTCCAGTCGCATGAACATGAGCAATCGCTCCATGATACGTTGATGCGCTGGGCAGGTCGGTTAAAGCTCCATAGTAAAAAACAATCTTGTTAGCGCCTTGGCTAACGTCAAGAACGCCATTTGTATCAATAATATCCGTAAGCGTTGTTCCGTTACCTAACGCAGCATAAATTTCATCAAAATTGTCGTTTATTTTATCAGCGCCTACACGAAGAGTATCACCCGTGCCATCATTAGCTGACGATCCAATTCCTACTGCTTGCTTTGCCATTTAAGCCTCGTCAAAAGTTTTGTTTGTTGCATCAAGTGTAACACTTGTTTCATCAAATGTTGGTGCCGTTGCCCCTGAAGCGGCGCTTTTTTCAGCAGTTATGTTCGCACCGCCTCCTTGCTGACCGCCAATTGTTGCTGTTTCCCCAGTAACAGTAAATGTATATGAGTCAGCATCAACAACAGTAATCGTGTATCCCGCAGCTTGTTCTAAAACAGTTTTTGTAAAACCGTCAAATGCCTGTGTTTTACGAAAAATAACAATATTTGATGTGCTGCGCCCATGAGAAGGCTCAAATACAGTAATTACTGAAGAGCCTGCGTTGCCTGATCGAAAAGGATTCAATAACAAAAGAACTTGGACATCTGGCTCTTTTCTTGGGTCTGGTCTTGGGTTTCTTAGAGCTTCAGGGTCAGCCGAATGCCTCACAACTTCAAGCTGTGGGTGCTTCGGATCCCACTCGTCTTTTCCCACAAGCAGACCATTCCATTCTTGCCGCATATCACGCAGACGATAACGGAAACCAGATCTATCTGATATTCCATAAGCGTCTTTGCCAACAGCGAACTTACTCATTAGCCAACCCTGTAATACTGTAAATTAGGAGTTACGCTAAACGAGGCTCTGTCTCTATCTTCAGCTTGCGCTCTTTCAAACTCCTCATCGTATATAGCTTTTAACATTTGAATACGATCAGGAGCTTTTTTAATAGCCAAATAATACGATAAACCAGCAGCTAGACACGGATAAAATCGAAAAGGCATTTTCAATGTGTTGTCGTAATCATCCGCGTCATCCATGCGAGTCAAACAATCATAAATGATAATGTCGGTAGAATTTTCTGGAGCAGGCCATACTTTAATTTCAGGAGTTATTTGACGATTTACAAAAAGCTGTGTTGGCCTTCCTTCTGTTGTTTTAGTAGGAATAGCTAAATACTGATCACGGCTTATCCTAGACATTGAAAAATCAGTGCCTTCTCTACGAACCGCAAAAGACAAAACATCAATAACATCCGCACCAATAGAATAGCTTGATGTGGACTTAGTTAAAGCTTGTGTGCGTTGCTCAATAGTCCACTGGTTCAAGCCTCTATTAGCCCAATCAGCCAGCATTAAATTTAAAGACCTCCTGGCTGTTTTTAAATCATAGCCAGTGCGAAGTTCTAAACCACAACGCTCAAAAGCTTCCTCAATGTAATCACTTACATCTAGCTCAAAATCAGTTGACCCAGAAACAGCCATTACTTAATTAATCCCATAGCCATGAGTTTACGAGGAGAAACTTGTTTAGCAGCACCGCCACCGCTCATCTTTTTGGGGGCAACTCCACCACCGCCACGCATACGCCTAGCTTGTTTAGCAGCGCCACCACCCATCATCTTTTTAGGTGCAGTCGCACCGCCACCACGCATACGTTTAGCTTGTTTTTTGGCACCTACCATTCTCGTGTCTCCTGTATCTGCGGTTTAAGATCAAATTAACGTAATCTTCTGTGTCATAATTTTGATAGTATCCCATTTTTTCCAGCTTTTGACTAGCCTCATCTAATTCTGACAGTCTTTGTATGAATACCATCGTAAAATTTGTTTGAAAAGCAAGCAACCAAACATCCATTTTATTGTAGGCAAACCACTCATTCATTGCCACACAAGCCGCTTCAACTTCTTCGTATGTTTGTGATGGTTCCTCTTCTAAACAGATTACAATTGAATGCTTATCGCTAAAGTTCTTGCACTGTGCTGCTATAGTTCCCCACAAATCCTGCCTGCTAACACACTCAACTATTCTTAACTTGTCTTCTTTAAAAGCTTTTTTTGCATAAGGACAAGGCGCAAACCCTAGATCTGGGTCAATTACACTTAAATCATTCATAACCCAGTCTTCAATTATCTTTAAGATTTCTTTCTTCTCTTTAATGACTTCACCCTTCTTGGCTTACCTGCTGGTTGCCCAAGCCTCTTCTTTTGCGAAACCCTACTACGTTTTTCCGCCGCTGTCATTTCTTTGGTTGTTTTGGGGGTTTTAGAGGAGACACGTTTGGAGGGGCGACAATATGGAGTTTTCCGTTTATCACCTTTGCTACGCCCACACGCTTTCCCCGTGGAAACGTCTTTCCAGTCCTCTTTGAACCATCTTTTGAGAGCCAGCCCACTTTTGGTTTTCCTTACCGCCATGCTAAAACCCTATCACCACTCTAAAAGCTTATCACTACTATTCGGATCATATTCACACATATAAGATCTAGGACAAAATTCACTTACTATCATTGATGTTCTAGTCTTGTTGGCTCCTAAATAGACACAATGCCATTCACCATTCACTTTCTTGTACTTTTCAAGCCTACACTCAACAAACTTAGTGTCTGCTCTTGCTATCATAGAAATCACCACAGCGAAAAGAACTATAACAACAACTATAACTCCACTAATCATAAAGAACTGTTTTAGGTTCTCTTCAAACTCTCTAGCTTCCTGTATTTTTTTTCGTTTCTCCGCCGCCGCAACTTCTCTAGCGGCCTGTATGCGTCTAGCCCTCTCTTCTGTGATGGATTTCCAAGTGCCGGGGCCAAAACGCAAATCAATCATTTGCGCTATTTCTCGCATTTGCTCTTGCGCTAACTTAGCGTCAATTACCTCTCTTGCAACATTTGTAACACCAAATTGATCACCTACACCAACGCCAGACTTCTTACTTCTTTTGTGCTGAACCTGTTTTTCGCCTTCAAACAGATTATCAATATATCCAGCAATATCAGAGACATCATTAGCGGTTCCAATAGCACTCTTGATGCCATCGACTGCACTTTTAAATAATGCGAATCCTGCAAGGGCAGTCGAAATTGGTTCCATTTATATCTCTACGAATATTTAGTTTCTTTTCTTTTGTTACTCATGACAATTCCACAACCTCTAGCAACATTTGGGTTACTAGAAGGCCGCTTTGCCCTTGTAACTGCCCCTCCAACTTCCATTTTTTTAGGCTTATTGCCCCAATTCTTTGCCCCAACCTTTCTGCATTTTGCAATAGCGCCTGAAGCATATGCACTTGGGAAAACCTTATAACGAGCTTTTACTTTTTTATAACAAGCGTCTTTAGGCATCTTAGAACTCCGCTTTGATGGTGGGCTTGAAATTTGTTTTGGGATGGAACTGCGCGAGATTGTCATCATAAGTCCTTCCTGTAAATTCTTCCCACATAGGCTTTAGCATTTTATGATTTGCATCTACTTTAAAAGCAATAACCGCTGTATCTGTCTTTAAGTCAACAATAGAAGTGCCTATCCAACCAAGCAACCCAAGCAACGCTGTAAGGAAAACAGAGCTAGAAGCGATTGCAATACCCTTTAACATTTCCATCTCCTCCTAGCCGCACAAATACGTTTTTTCGGCGTTTTCTTGCAACTAATATTGTGCATTTTCATTTGCCCTTTTGACCGACTGCAATAAGAAGAACGGCGCTTTGCAGATTTACTCCCCTTCTTAACATCGCCCGTGACCGCTGTTTTTAACTTGCTTCCGGGGTTCTTTCTTCTATAAGCAGCAACCCCAGCCTTAGTCA